TTAGTTGCATAACACCTTGTCCTAATAACTTATAGTCATTAACAAGTCTTCTAACCTCTCTTGGTCTAAGCAACTTCTTCATTCTAACATAATCTTCAGGAAATAAGTCTGAATTAGTAGACTCTAAACCTCTACCATAAATCATATCAACAATACCGTTAATACATCTACCATTAGTAGGGCTATCAAGATACCTATCTATAAGATTATCAAAATAATCATTATCATCTCCAAATGCAACCCACTCTTTATTGTGAACCTCTTTGATTGTAGGAACTTGGTAAGAAGACATATTGACAACTCTAATGCTATCTTTATATTCTTTACTAACTGTATTTTTCTTATTTGAACTCATTATATTATGTATGTGTTATCATCTACTGTACTATAAGGCTTGTATATTGTGCCATTACCTATCTCGTGTTTCTCAGTTACTCTTTCTGAAGCAGTCTGAGATGTTACGTATATCTTATCTCTATACCAAAGCTCACTATCTTTAGTTATCTCTAAATAATAAGTAGAGTCTTCTTCAAGTATTGTTGGATTAAATATAACATTCGTAAAGTTTGAAATACCACTTATAGAAAGATTTGTTATTGTCTCTTCTTTACCATCTCCATCTCTTCTTATATTCATAGAATAATCTCTACTTTGAAATACTGTTAAACAAGTAGATTCTTCGTAAATTCCATTATCAGACAAAACTCTTCCCTCGAAGCTATTGGTAAACAAAGTTCGTGGTGCAATCGTAATTGTCTTCTCTCCTGATGTCGGTTGTAATATTAACATACTATGATAACTAAATAATTTATTTTTGTTTTATTTAATAAAAAAACCCCACCAAAATGGTAGGGTTTAGTTTAATTAATGAAAATACTATTATACAATAGTAAATCCTGCAGCAGCAATGTTTTCAGCAGGAGTATTTCCTACAACTGCAACATTAATAAAGTTAGCAGGTGCTTTTTCCATACCTGTAAAACTTAGAGTATATCCACTCATATCAGCCATAGCTCCACCTGTTACTACAGTACCTCCTGTTACGTCAGCACCATACTCAGCTCCAGCTAAAAATACATTTCCGTTATTGTCTTCTACAAGAATATTTGGTCTTCCGAAAGATAATAATTTAATAGTATTGTGGTCTTCTTTAGTTAATTTTTTAAGTGTCAATTCTAACACTTGCTCGAAAGCAGTAGTTCCATTCTCTCTACTTGATTGAATGTTTTCTGTATAGGTAGAGTTTCCTCTAACTTCGTATTTGTAAGCATTTGGAGAGCCTCCAACAGAATCAATTACATCTGTATCTGTACCATCGTAATCTATACTGGTTATATCTCCAAAATTTACAAAATAAACAGCATTGATTCCTCCAACACTATCTTTACAAGGTTCTGTTCTACCTAAAGTAATATCACAAGCCATAATATTTATATTTTTAATTATTAGTTATAAAAAAGGGTAGGCAGTAATTACCCACCCTCTTTCTGTTTATTTATTTTGAATCTTAGATTCCGTAAGTTACGATGTCTTCAACAACTCCGTATTGTACACCTGCCGTAAATCTCATTATGATTCTAACGTTCTGACTTCCGTCAAGCTGACTCATATCTAGCACTTTAACTTCTTGGTGGTCTGATAATAAACCTGTTCCAAATTGTAAGTTATCTTTAGTAGTTGCGATAGCAGTATTTGCTGCTAATCCGTTAGCCATAAAGATTTTTACACCATCAAAGTATAAGATGTTGATGTCTTGGTTGTTTCCTTGAGAACCTACACCAGCAGCACCTTGTCCGTTAGCTTGGAATCCTCCTAAAGCTCTCTTGTAAGCTCTAAAGATGTTTTGAGAAACATAGATGAATAAATCATCTCTACCATATAAAGCAGAAGGAATTGCATCTACTACTGCTCCTAATTCATCTACTACGTTAGCAGCAGTTACAGTAGTTCCTGTAATAGCTTGTGCAGCTGGTAAATCAGTATCTGCAGCTAATAAAGTAGAGAAACCATCAAATGAACCTTCTCCATCTGCTCCTGCCCATATGTTCTGCTCATTCTTTTGTGCTACTTTAGCAGCAACATAAGAGATTAAGTAGTCTTGGAAAGAAGATGGTAAGTTGTCAAATGCAGAATATCCCATTGAGATTGCTTCCCAATCAGAACGGAAATCTTTCTTACATAGTTCTAAATTAACTTGTAATTCCTTTGGTTCAAGGATTCTTTCAGTTAAAGTTAAAGTTGAAGTGTCATTGAAATCACAAGAACCATTTTTAGTGATTCCATCTAATTCCAATCTCTTAACAACTTCTTTAAATTTTACGTTTGGTCGGATAGTTAATCCACCATTTGCAATAGTGTTACCTGATAATAGAGCTGCAGAAATGTATTTTCCTGCCGATTCTCCTGCGTAACTTGAGTTTACGATGTCTGTAGTAGTAGCCATTTTATATAATTTTTAATTGAATAACATTCTATTAACTCTCTCTTCGATAGTCATAGATTTGTTTGGGTTTGATAATAAACTTTTTTTCTTTTCGATTTGAGCCTCTGGAGAATGTACAACTTCTTCTACATTTTCAGATAATTCAACTTCTTCTTGTTTAGATAACTCTTGAGGAACTTCTTTAGATTCTCCCATTGGTTTATCTTCGATTAATGCTTTAATCATAGAAAGTAGTTCTGCTTTTACTGCTGATAATTCTTCAGAAGTAGCGTAACTCATAGCAGGAGCTTCAACTTCCTCCTCGATTACAACCTCTTCTTTAGGCTCTTCAGCAAGTACAACTTCTTCTACTTCCTCTTTTACTTCTTCAGTTACTTCCTCTGTAGATAACTCTACCGATTCTTCAACTGCAATGTCTTCAACTTTTATCTCTTCTTTAGAAAGATTTAAAAGCTCTTTGACATTATTAAGGATTTCTGTCGCTTTCATACTTATTGGTTTATATTAATATAACTATTTAAAATTTTACTGTCGTATTTTCACTCTTCTTCTTGCTTGTGAATTGAGCCTATGCCTTGCTTCCAATACTCGTCTGCATTGCATTTTCTTTTCTTTGAGTACTTATCACAATCAATAGAATAAGTATTCTTACATTTGCAATATTTAGCTCTCATTGTCTATCTTTTTTAGTTTAGATATTGCCCAATTTACACCTGCAGAACCACCCCAAGCATCCCACATAATACCACCACAACCTTCTGAATAAGGTACGTCTTTATGTTGCTGATGTCTTTTAAATGATGCCATTCTTGCAATAGTGTCTCTACTTAAAGGTTCTCTGTTAGCTAACTGACTTGCTCTTGTCCAGCCAACACTTGTACCACAAGAACTTCCATTCTCTTTCTTGTACTTTAATGCTCTCTTTGCATTATTAGTTGCACCTTGTGGATAATCACTATAAGACTTTAATTCTACATCTTCTGTTAATAGTTTCTTTATCTCTTCTAATACACTACTTGCTTCAACCTCTTCAATATCTTCTACGTTATCGCTAAACATACCTTCAATACTTAATCCTAAGTATTTACCTTGCTTAACATCTTCCCATACCTCATCATTATCTATCTTCATAGTAACTGCCCAAGCACCTTCTACTGCATTTAATCCGTATAAAGCAGTTTTATCTTTCTCAGGGTCTTCCACTATCCAAGATTCTATAACAGAGACACCTCCTGTAAATTCAGCGTGTTCTAATGTTGTATTATTGTTTTTAAGGCGTTTTAAGTATAGCTCAGACGCTTTTCTTACAGTTTCGGTAGAGAAGGTTATATTGTACTCATAATCGCCTCTACGTCTGTATATGAGCTTATTTGGCACTAATGCTAAACCAACTATTATTCTTTTTTCTGAATCAACAGTTTTAAACTCTACTTTATGCTTACTTAAAGCTACAAAGTTCTCTTCAATAGCTGGAAATTCTACTAATGATATTGCATCAATTCCATCTTCTTCTCTTGATTCGTCTATAAATAATTCTATTATATCTAATTCTTCCATATTTAACTTATTTATACTATGATAACTTTTTTTATTTTATTCTGTTTTATTTTAAGTACCTGCTTGACTTACAATCATACCATCTAACTGTTGTTGATTAGTAACGTCTCTCGATACTACGTAAGCTTTTAATGGCTTATCAAACTGTGCTTGTATTGCGTTTATAAGTAGGTTATCGCCAGACCTTCCTACTATATTAAACGAAGGGTCTGCTCGTTCAGTTGTTCCTCCACTACTACCAAGACTTGCATTAGCAGGTGTTGATGGTGCTGCTGTTTTAAACTTAGTTCTTGCTATCATAGCTACTTGTGCTAATCCAAAAGCAGTTGCAACTTTAGCTGCAGCAGCAGCTCTAACAAGAGCGTCTGGAGTAGGTATGGATAACTGAGAAGCGTAAGCCTTTGAAGCAGAAGAAGCAGTATCTGCTATAGCCATAGCTATTTTAAATGCTTTTTCTACATTAAATTGTTTACGAGCTATTTGTTCTTGTTTAACTCTTAATTTCTCATCGTTTTGAGCTATTTGATTTTGAATATCAGCTCTTTGGTCTTTAGATAGGTTTTCATTAAGTAATCTATCATTTAGAATTTTATTTGCTTCGTTGTTTCTATTTTCCTCAACAATTAATTCTCTTTCAAACTCAGCACTAATAAAGTCCCCTATACCACTTAAAACATCTTTAACTTTGTCAGAATAAGATGCATATAACTCAGCTTTACTTTTTAAATGTTTTATAAGGTCTTCTTGTTCTTTTTGAGCGTGTGTTTTACCATCTCCAATTAACTTTTGATTTGCAAAATTAGCCTCTGTTATTCTATTATTATAATAAGATTTTGTTATATCCATTAAAACACCGAAACTCTCTTCAGATTTTCTAATTTGTGTTTTAGTATTTGAATCAAAAATAGCTAATCTCTTATCAGCATCTTCTTGAGTCATTTCTCCTAATGCAATTTGTTGATTAAAGAAAAGCTCTAACTCAGCTCTATATTCAGAAGCAGTTTGTTCATACTTTTCTGTATGTTCTGTATGTTGAGCTTCTAATCGAGCTAAATGATATTTCTTTTTTATCTCTAATTTCTCTACTTCACTTTTAGCGTCTAATAATTCTGTTTTTTCGTTTAGTTTACTTAGTTCGTCTTCATATCTTTCTGCAGTTTCATCAAAAGGTTCAAATTCTAATAATTTAGTTTTTCCACCATCTACACCTGTTATAGCTTCTAACTCTTTTTTAAGATTCTTAACTATCTCTTCCTGTTCTTTATAAACTATATTGTCTTTAGAAATTTGGTCTCTTTTTTGTTCAGCTAAAGATATTTCTTTCTTATACCATTCGACAGAACCCTTAATTACTTCTCTCGGAATAACATAGAGGTCTGTAATCTCTTTCATTAAACCTTTTCTATCTTCAAGTTTAACTATAGTGTCATCTAAATAGCTAATTTCTTTTTCATAAGATAAAATTATAGCTCTTGCTCTATCAGCTCCAACACCTTTTAATTCCTCTTTTCTCTGTGCCTTTAATTCTGATAATTTTTCCTTTAATTCATCTAAACCTCTAACCTCATCTTTAAGTTGTTCGTTTAATTTATTAAGCTTAATTAATTTTTCATCTAAAGTTATTTGGTCTTTCTTTGCGTTTATAACATCCCTTATTGCTCTTTCTTGTTCACTTAATGAGCCATTTGTGCCTTTCAATGCTTCTTTAAAATCCTTACTCTTAATAGAAGCTGATATTATAGCATTATTTCTGTCCTCTATTGTTGAGTTTACATTTTTTAAAACGGCATCAAAACCTTGAAGTGTTGCAACTTCTTCCTTTAATGCTTTATTAAGTTTTTCAGAAGCTTCTTTAGCTTCCTTTTTAGCAACAGACCATTTGTCAAATGCAGCTATAACTGCTTGAATAACTAATAATATACCTAAAGGACCACTTAAAGCTTGAAATAAATCTTTTACTGCTAATTTAAGACTACCTGTAGATTTAGTAGCATAAGCCATTTGGGAAGCGAACTGAGATAAGTTATTCGCAACACCTCGAATACCATAAGGCATATCAGAGACAACCCTTCCAAGTTCCATTGCAGCAGATGAAGCTGACCCTGTAGCTCCTGTAGACATATCAATTTGCTTTTGATACATCCTCATACTCTTAGTTAAGTTCTGATATTCTTTAGAGTTAATCTGAACATCTCCTCTTAACTTCTTGAACTTAGCCATTTGCCTACCAGCCTGACTTGTAGTTAGAGATAAAGTTCCATTTAATTTATCTAATTCTTGATTTAAATTCTCTACAGGTACTTTCGTTTTTACAAACTGACCATTCATTTTCTGAATAGTTGCCAAACCTTCTTCTCCGTGTACTATTACTCTATAAAAAATTTTACTTTCCTCAGCCATTATCTTGTTAGTTTTTTTCTTTTTATACTTGTTTTTAACTCTCTAAAACTTGAAGGTAATTCATATAGTCCTTTAGCTATATTAATATCCTTATCTTCTATTAACCACTCGTTATTCCTTAGTAATTCTAATGTTTCTCTTATCATTATTGAAGTGTATTTACTGTTATTGAATTTGAAAGAGCTGATTCATTACCAGAAGCATCAAATGCACTTACTCTAACTACATATGCAGTTTGTGGAGACAAACCTGTTACTTCATATGTTTGTACATTACCTGCTGCAAGAATTATATCTCCTTGATTTAAGTCTATATTGTAACCTACAACACCAACATTATCTGTTGAAGCAGTCCACTCTATTGAGAAACTTGTAGATGTCTCTGAGCCTTGTACTACTTGTAAGTTAGTAGGTGCAGTTGGAGATTCGTAATCAATAGGAATATCAACATAATCATTAATTAATTCTATATCAGATTTACCTGTATAGAAATCTGTATCTATTGAGTTTATCTTGTAGCTTCTACCTGAATAAATAAATCTATCTGCTAATGTATATTTCTGTAATATTCTTAAAGGTAAGTAAGCACTTATCTTCTTTAACCTATTATTTTGATTAAAAACATTTGAAATATAATTTTTATGGTAGTTGTTAAATAAAACATTCCTTGTAGTAACTAAATCCCATTCATCTTTTTCAGCACTAAAGTTTAAAGATTGCCTATCTTCTATGTTAGTAGCTTCAAAGTCTGAGTTAGAAGGTACATAGTAAGAAGTAATATCTGTATGACTTGTAGGTACATTTTCTCCATTTACTGCGTCTACAAATGATATAGGAGTACCTTGAGGAAGTGTCTTAAAAGTCATATAAAAAATCAAAGGATTTCCTATGTAACTCTGTTGGTTATCATCAACACAAAATCCCCATTGTATATCTGTTAAAGCACTTGTATTTAAGTTTATTAATCTCTCAAATTTCATATGCTCAAAAGGTATTTCGTTTTTAAATATACCTTCAGATAAAATAACTCCATCAGAGCCTTTATACTCTTCCTTACCCCAATCTTTATTAAACAACTGTTCGTGTTGCTTTGCTAAGAAAGTACCTAAGCCTTTATAGGTATAAATAACTTCTCTAAAAGGTAATGCAGAATTAACTTGTGATGAGTTTATATCTACATATTTTGTAATATCATAAGGAGAACCTGATGATGGATTAGCATAGAAATCATCTAATGTTTTAACCACCATTTCACTACCTTCAACATAAGCAACTAAGTTAAACATCTTGAATAATGATGTTAAGAAGTCTAATACCTTCATTTTAGGTATTTGTTGAGTAATATTAAAGTTAATCGAAACATTTATAGTAAAACTTGAGCTTGTGTAATTTTCACTAACAAACGAATCAATATCACTATCAAAGTAAGAATAATTCCATATAGCTTTATCAAATCCTATTGTTTGATTAGATGTAATTTGAATAGTATATGATGAATTATTAGATACATCTACAGATAAGTTTTGAATACTATCTGTTATATCTGAAGCACTATAAACAGAAACACCATCTCTAAATACATTGATAGAATAATTTGGAGAGCTATATGAAGAATCAACTGTTAAACTTAATTGTAATACTTGATTAGAAAAGTTATATCCATCACTTAAAGTAAGAACACTATTTTCCATACTACTACCATTGTAAGAGGTATAGTCTGTGAAATCGCTTACAGAATAAGTAGATGTTTCTAATTGTTCTCCACTTGTAACTTTACCTTTAGTTCTATGTAACCACATATAAAGATTATCAAAAGAAGAATCTCCTCCTTTAAAGAAATCATTACTAAAAGTTAATCCGTATTTCTCTTCTATAGCTTTTATTATAAGACTTAATCTTAAAGCATATTTTAACTCATTAAATTTAACTCCGTGTCTATGTGTACCACCAGCATCGTGATAATGCAAGTCCCCTGAATCAAGTGTAGATTGAGTAGTATCGCTATTATAATAAAGCCTTTGAGAGTGTGTTATTAATGGTATTTGTATGGCGTTAGGGTAATTTACACTATCAACAACTTTATTCGTTACAGATGTAGTTAAATACTTTTCTACAAAATCTTTGTCATACAATAAATCAGTACCATCTTGTTCTGTACTAAAGTTATCCAACCAAGACAAAGAAGATAGTAAATCATCTCCTAATAAGTTTTTTAAAGATACAGTATTACCAAAGAAAGTTATTCTGTATGTATTCGCAATATTACTCTTTAAATCAACACCTTCAAGTTTGATATAACCATTTCTAAAAGGTATAGAGTTAAGTTCTATATTTGCAGGAACTCGTATTCTTGCATCAAAACCATCTTCAATATCGTTATTATAAAAGTGTTTAAATATTTTATTATTGGTTTTACTCGCAGGTAAAGCAAATGTTTGAGAATACTCTGTAAACACCTTGCTAATATCTCTAACGTCTTTTATAGTATCAGTAATACTAATACTAACATCTTCAAACACATCAACTCTCTGACCATCTATGTATAATTGAGCTATCTGCATCTATCTAATATTGTTTATAGTATCGAATGATTTATCAAACTGTATTGTATATTGTACTAATTTGTCGTTTAAAGAAGTCTTGTAAGTAATCTCTCCTGTTTTAACATTAATTGGTAAAACTTGTTCTCCATCTTCTGTTATGTTAGTAACCCAAACCTTTTCAGATAGCATCATTTGTTTAAATACTTCGTTGTATTCTTCGCTTAAAAAACCACTACTTAAAG